GTCTTAGTTGAGACAGAGAAGAGACCATTAACAGTTTCTGGTGCTAGAACGATATTCCATATTACTTCATTATCAGAAGTACCTTCTGCATATACATTGTCAACAGTAGCAGAAGCATACCCATATTCTTCAGTAGCAGTCTGGACAATAGTCTGTCCTATTAAGTCTTTTGCATTACCACTAACAACTTTTGCTTTTACAGCATATACATTGATCCAATCAGCATTGGATGCTTTGTAAGTAAAATCTCTTGGTTTGTAAACTTCTGGTTTATTTTCTACATCTTTCGCAATAATAGTATTGAAAATAAACTTGATGGAACTATCAGTTCCCTTTGCCTTATAAAATTTCTGTATATTCTTAATAAGGGTTCTCTTATCAACTTCACCTCTGAGATACTTCTCAGGGAAAGAACCCAAATACTGATTCTCAAAACTCTTTATAAACGCATAGATGAAAAGGTTACTAACGTTGTATACCTTCTCTCCTGAGTTGTGAGAGGCAGCAGTAGTAGTTTTATAGTCTGATTCAGAATAAAGATCACCTAGCGTTGTATTGCCACTGACACCCCTTACACAACCACTTAGTGTTGTAGCAGTACGAGTATCATAGAATACAATCTCATCACCAATTCTTACGTATCCGTTTTTCTGTGGAAAACTCGACGCATCTTGTAATACAATTGTATCATCACTAGCAGAAACACTAGTGTCCAAGATATCAGATTGTCTAAGAAGATTTTGTTCATAATAATCTATATCTCTATATTTTTGTATATTAGAGATAATGTCTAAAGGACCACCTTGCAATTCCTGTGCTTCATAATACTTCTGTATGAACTTAGTAAACAATTCATACTCTGAAGTTATAAAATCAGGTATCTGTGACTCAATAAGAGTAGATATTCTTTTGGTCTTAACTGCCATTACTCTTTATACGCAACGAAACTGGAATTTGCTATATCAACATCAAGATACATCTCTCGAAGTGCCTTAACGTCATTAGAAAGGGGTTTAACCGTTAGGGAAATACGATTATCAAAATAACTACCTTTAATGATAGTCATGTTGTATAACATAATCTCACCTTTCACATAATCAATATCACCAACTTCCTTGTCCAGGACTACCTTATCGCCAGTCACAGGATCTAGTCTATATAGGACAATTTTCTTATCCCTGTCCTCAAGATAGACATCATAAGTAGGATGTTCAGTAACCCTAAACCCAGTAGAGGAAAGAACTGGATCATCACAGTCGTTATCAAATGCATTTTGATAACATACTTCATAAAAATAAGTAGAATTTAATTGAGGATAGAAATCTCTCCTCATAGAAAGAGATGTCAAGTTAGAATTAATACTACGATCTGCATCATCTATCACTCCAATAAACTTACTGTAACGGAATGTACCCTTAAACTTCTCAGTATCAGAGTTATCAACATAGTTTTGTATAGATCCAATAACCTTATCTCTTATTTGGGAAGGAGTTTGATCTGTTTGCAAACTGTTATAATAGATCTTACTATTCATTTCAACATGAAGAATAGCAGGATCTGTAATTACTGGTTCAACAGATGCCACAACATACTTCTTTAATTTCTCAACAATCTCATTCTTTGTAAGAGAAGTGAGATAAGAAGCATCTGATGGTTTTAAAACTATAAAAACTTTTCCATAATCGGGTGGATCTTGCTCTTCTCCACCAAATATGATTATATCGCTAGTAGCAGGATAGATATTTCTTACAATTGCACTATAGTCATCAGCAGTCACTGCACGATCCTGTGACCCATATGTTTTTGGTGCGTTATATTTGATCTTATCAGTCGTTTCTATCTCCTCTCCACCTGCTGAAGCGATAGTAGAGTTGATTGTAACACTAAATTGATTGGGTGAAACACCATTAGGATTCTCAATAACACCAGAAAATACAAAAGTCTTCACTCCATTGGACTCTGGACCTGATGTTGTGACATAAGAAACGCTAACAACAGCATTATTATCCAGTTTTTTCCCTAATACACCATCGCCAAAGATCAATTCATACCTTTCGTCTGCAATTTCATCAAGGAAAAACACCTTAGAGTTAGCATCTACCCCTAAAATGTTCTCTGCAAGTAGGTATGGTTCATTAAATGACCCTCCTGTTGGGAAAACTTTAACTCTAATAGTGTTTGTATCAATATTTCTATTACCTAATACAAACTTTTGTGATTTATTATTGGTATTAACCGTAAAATTCTGTACAACTTCCGTTCCTTCTCTTATAGGAATGTTAGTAAACACTGCTGTATCGTTAGAAACCTGTGCTTTTGTATCCTCTACTGTTATATAATTGTAAAGAGTGTTGTCATATGATGCAGTAAACCCTGTTCCCTTCTTAAGAATCAACTCTGTATCTGTTGTAGGGTTAGAATAAGTGACAGTAAATGAAATATAAGCAGTAGGAGACGTAGCAGACTTTGGTCTATAACCCAGTTGCTTCGCAATTGCTATTACATTGTCCCTTAACGTGGCAGAATCAATGTATAGTTCATTGACTACCATGTTAGTATTAAACGCCGTGTAGTACGTATTATACGCAAGTACATCCAGCATGTTTGATAGTGCCGAACCATCAAAATCATAATCAGTAAAATCAGTCTGTGCTCTCATGTATTCTTTGAGAGAACTCTTGATTTGATCAAAATCTAAATTAGCGACCTGTGTATATGGCATTTATCTTGTACGATCTAAGAAGAATTCAACGGCCACTGCTGATTCATCCTCTCTTCCTACAATTGTAAAAGAAACTTCCACATCAAATCCATTATTTGTGTCATCAGGGACACATCTAAGAGAATCTATTGCAATACGAGGTTCATGTGTTGCTATAGTTTCGGCAATTTCTGCTTTGATTAAAGCAGCAGTACCAAAATCTAATGGTTCAAAGAGTAATTCTCTAACACTACACCCAAGTTTAGGTTGAAATGGTCTCTCACCCTTATTAGTAAGGATAAGATTCTGTAATGACTGTACAATTGCAGCCTTATCCTTCACACAAACGAGATCATCCGTAACTGGATGTGTCTTGAATGTGACGCTTAGATCTTTAAACGTCTGGAAGGTGGGCATATGTAGATACAGCAAGGCTGTTTTTATTTATCTACCCAACGCTATAGAATGTATACCGTAACGTCAGTTCTTCCTGTGGTTTTATACGTTTTATCGTCTTAATATAATATCTGTCACCTATTTGGTATTTCTCACAGTTAGGTGTATCACTGTGATTAATGAAACCACCAAGCGGAGTTCTAATTATCTCTTCTCCTATAATAAGATGAGACATGCCAAGTTCCGCACCTACCGCTAGGGGTAAGCGCGTAAATAAACCTTGACCTGATATAGAACTATAATCTATGTAACATCCTCTAGGTAGTGCTAGGTACATCGGTTGTCTCACGGCAGCATTCATGTTCACCATCCTCTTGCCTATGCATGTGTTCTAAAACATGTTCCAATTTACTCTCTATCCTTTCTAATACATCTAATAGTGGATCATCATAATAATACATATTTCCATTCTCAGGTGCGTTGGTCTCTTCGTTAGTCATAGTCCTCACTCCTTTATTGAATAATACAATATTTAGTCGGAGTCGCGCTCGGCGTTTTCGGCGTTATTAACCAAAGGTATTAATATTATAACTCTTACGCACAGGAGGATACTTTACATCCTTCCTAGTAACAGTTTGATATATCTTATAGAGAGTATGGGAAGGTAACTCAGAATTTTTTGGGGTGAGTAACAACATCTCCATGTATTTCTCCTATATCGTCTATGTGTGCATGATCAATCTTCTCAATATGAAGATGTTCTAAAGCATCGGCAATTCTTTCGAGTGCCGATGCAATACGTGAAAATTCTTCGCTCATTGTAAATGTGACGTACCTGAATCTAAGTGTTCTTCCATCTTCTTATTAATCTCCTCCATCTTTGCCTCCACAGACTCTGGCGTTGCCATAACCCTGTATAAGACTTTATCTCTCGTGGAGAGTTCATTAATCATCTTAGTGACTTGTTCCCAC